CCTGAAATAAAAACGGGCCACACTCACCCCACCCTGTCGGGTTTCTCGCGGGGTAGTGCGGCCCTAGTGCTTTGTGGCACTCACGGAGGCGAGAAATCACCGTCAATGCCATGTACGGATCAATACAAGTCCTTGTACTGATACATACAATATACAACGAGACATAATATTTGTCAAGTGCTTTTATACGAATAAAGCGGCAAAGGGCACTCTCTGGGAATTGTGTTAATATCCGTAATGAATGTCTGTTCCCACGAAAGAAGCTTTCGCTCAAGCAATCCGCACTTTTTCCGCCGTGCGACAAAGCACGGGCACTCCGAGCACGACTCAACGAAATCCTCATACCCTTCGCAGATTATTTTTCTCGGAGTAACGTAGGATGCGTCTACACGTCGATGGCGCGCAACATAGTCGTCGTCAATTTTAATCATTGATCCTCCTTTATTGTTCTTTGCTTAGTCTACTAAAAACATCCGTAAAAATAATCGCACTTCTTGTTTTTCTTTTTCGCGTCATTCCATCCGCGCTCGTATTCCTCGCGGCGTATCTTTTCGAGGCGGCGACGGAGTTCTTTTTCGAGATTGTCGGCCATGAGCTTAGCGTAAAATTCGCTAGAAGTTGAGAACTCAAAATTTGAAGTCCATGTTTCAACCGGCACTCCATGCTGAATGTTTAGCGTTACGACTTTGTCTTTGACTGAAAAATTTACCATCTTTAATCCTCCTTTTTGGCGCGTTGTTTTGGTTGATAATACCAGTAAAACCGCACCAATGTCAAAAACCATTCGCGCGAATCCTGATATTTTTTGAACACGTCGCGCATCTTCCAATCCTCGCCGTCCCACACCGCAACCCACCATTCGTCGTTTGAACCGTAGCCGTTTTCCTCGCGCAGAATATCGTAAGCCGCGAGTTGGAGCGCGTGCTTCACAGACCGGCCAAAGGAGCGCTTCTGGTCCCACGTTTCAAGTTCCCACAGCATATCCGGCTTCCCGCAGAACATGTGCTTGCGCGAAAACAGCGGTTGTTCATGTAGCAAGAGCTTTCCGGGCTTGCGCTGGTCCACCAGCTCAGCGAACTTTTCCAGCATCAAGTCGAAGTTGGTATCTCCGGTGTTCAAATATCGCTCTATCCGCGAGTGCCGGTCGATACCGTCCAGCCGCGCGGCCTCGTATGTTTCATCGTCAACCCACACCTCGTCGCGCGGAAGTAGTTGCGACACCGACGGGACTTTTATCCCGTCGATGTAGTGAACCCTGGTTTCCTCGTTGTATTCAAGCATTATCGGCCATCTTGTTAAGCTCGGCGTTCATGGTTTCCTCGTTCCACTTGTGGGCCTCGCAGAACGCAACTGCCTTCGCCACAGTGTCAATGCCGACAGACTTCATGCCGTCTTTGGTCTTCTGTGGGAGAGACTTTAGTTTGTCTTGCGGCGTCGGCTCGGGCGGTTTAGGTTTTTCAAGATATTTCGATCCGTCCCACCTACCGGCGTAAATCTCAGCGCCAAACCCGAGAGCCTTGAACGCCACGGAAAGCGCATCGGTGACGGCCATCTTGTAGCACTCGTCGTTGGTGTAAAGATAGTCCTTCTCTTTTGAAATCATCATTGACCCGCCGATACCCTCGACCGGCTGGCTGGTGGATTCGCCATCACGATAGAACACGTCAACGCGCGCGAACGCCATCACCTGTCCATCAGCTCCGGGAACAGTCCACAGTTCTTTTATGGTGTACCACCACCCAATACCACACGGCCCGAAAACATCGGTCGCCGCCTGCAAGCGCCACTGAGGGTTAATATCGGTCATCCCCTTTAGCCGACCACCACCGATGGTTTTCAGCGATGTCGGGTCCGGCTTGTGTACCTTATCCCATATTCTGCGATTATTCATTCTCGCCCTCCCCGAAAGTTATTCTTGCCAACTCAATCGCGGCAAGATATTGACGCACATATTTGCTATCTTCATGCGTGTCTTTCACGCGCGCTATAAACTCTGACTCCGTACCAAACCAGCATCCACTACGTACGTGCAAACCCGACGCAGCGTTGTAAATGATACAACCATCTTGACGCGACCCTATGTTGTTGATGCGGATGAAATACGGACGGTGCTCCATTGCCAGTTTTTCAAAACTGCACCGCTCGCCGAAGCTGCACCGCTCGCCGAAACTGCACCCCTCGCCAAAACTGCACCGCTCGCCAAACCTGCACCGCTCGCCGAAGCTGCACCACTCGCCGAAGCTGCACCGCTTGCCGAAGCTGCACCGCTCGCCGAAGCTGCACCACTCGCCGAAGCTGCACCCCTCGCCGAAGCTGCACCACTCGCCGAAACTGCACCGCCCGCCGAAACTGCACCCCTCGCCGAAACTGCACCACTCGCCGAAGCTGCACCCCTCGCCGAAGCTGCACCCCTCGCCAAACCTGCACCGCCCGCCGAAACTGCACCGCCCGCCGAAACGCTTGATTTGCGTATAGTTCCCCGTCGGGCATTGTCGGATGCCATCTATTACGGGGAATTCATCAAATTCAGCTTGCGTGTATGTCTTCATTCTCGCCCTCCTTGATTTTCTCGGCTGCCATCTCCTCGCCGATCTTTATCAGCGCCTCAGATACAGCAGCGCGGAACGCCGGATGTACCTGCCCGTTGCGGGAAAGCAGTTTTGCGATCTGGTCTACGTTCTGCATGTCAGTCCTCCTTCTTGATTGATTCGAGCAGCATACGCTCGATGATTGCGCCGCGCTTCACCTTCTCCGCGCGGACTATCTTTGCGACATAGCGCTCGATCTTGTCTACGGCACTCTTGTGCAGCGAAACCGAAAACGGTACTCGTGGGTCAGTCATCGCGTCCTCCGTGTAATTTAATCTGAAGGCTCCACCAATCGGCGAAGCCTTCGGGTGTACCGTAAGTCATGAGCCAGCGGATAAAGTAATAGGTGCGGTCGTTCATGGTAATACCGACGCGAGTTGATCCGCCAGTGATTCACATTCAGAGACACAGTATTCTAGGCTGCGACCACCCGGCTCGTTGTCATCAATGTGGGCACAATCAAAACCATAAAACCACCGGTCGCTGTTGACTGGATACTTGCCTTCTCCTCCGGCGAATGTTATACCACCATGAACATTGAAATATATTTCAGGACTTACGCTCTCACCATCCCAAGCGAAACACGGTATAACACCTCTCTTCCCAATATCCTGTGTCTTTAACCATTCTAGCTTATCCTGAAGCACTTTTGATTTTTCTCCGTAGCCAACACCATAAAGCGGGTGTTCTCTCGTGATTCCAACATACCCGCATCTATGTCGTCCATAAATGACAACGCACTCGTACCCATTATGAACCCAATGTTTTTCAACTTCGTAACTCATTACAACCTCCTAGCGTTTTGGTCGCCACCAATTAACTGCTTACAATGTCGTCGATATTGCAAAATAAGTCAAGCTATTTTTGTAATTTTTTATGAGCGCGGACAAAAAAATACCGCCCATTTCTGAGCGGTTAACTCTCCGGGTGGAGAGGCCCACGGGTTGTGGGCATAGGAGGTTACATGAATTGAAAATAGCTATAACAGCAACACGAGCACCAGCGCGGCAAGCGCACCACCACCGAACGCGACAGCGTGCGACTTGACGTTGACAGGTGGAGCAGGGCATTCAAGCCGAACCGAAGCCGACGCGGATTTGCATCCGTCCCCGGCGGTGATCTCCATAACGTCGTCGGCCATCACGGCCTCGATTATGATGGGAGATTTCTCGCAGTCAGTCACCGGGGGCTTGATCCAGCGCGTTTCGTATTTGACGATCTCCACGATCTCAGGTATTACCGGGTCAGGCGTCGGCGTGAAAAAATAAACCAGCACCACACCCGCGATGAGTCCACACGCGACCGCTATTGCCATGCGCTTCATTTCATCCCCCCTGATACGGTGGTGCGAATCTTTGAGCTACCGAGAACCCCATATATGCACACATGACAATAACCAGACTATCGGCGTCGAACTTGTCAGTCGCAAGAAACAATATCACGCACAAAATCACGACTTGCAGCTTGCGCGAAAGCAGCTTGTCAAGGTAGTAGTCTACGCGCTTTTGTCTCATGCTATTTGTGCCTCGCTCTCGATACGATACAGGAACTTACCGTTGTCCTCTTTGAAAAAATACGGTACGCCAGTTTTGCTACCCTGCCCTAGATCAATGTGGATATGGATGTTCCCGGTGGTGTTGTCGATCCCCGCGCGGTAGGGCCAATGGTTGAGCATGTGGGCGAATAAGTGGTTGTAGGCCGCGATAGGAGCGTAATCCCCGTACCAGCGAAGCGTGATGTCAATCGCGTTGTCGGGCTTTTTGTGTGGAGAGCCGACAGGATCGCGCGGACGGTCACCGCTCGTAACCACGAAGTCAAGGTGTTTCCGCGTATAGGCTTCTTTGTACTCGGAAAAAAACTTGACAAATTCTTCTCTTACATTCATAGTGTCACCTTATATTGCTCATTCAAAACTGTCAAGCACATTATTTGAACACGCGGGTTTTGAGATCGCGGATGTCCTCTTCTGTTCCCGAGACTCTCTCCTCGATTCTATCGACCGGGCAATCGGCCTGTTTTTTATAGAGATCGTCGATGTCGGTTCTGCATTTGTCGAGGTCTGCGATAAGCCTATCAAAATAGCGGCGTATACCCCACATAGCAACAAGGATAACCAACTGAATACAGACAATAGCCGCAGCGATGATTGTAGGCCCGTCATATTTTTCTGGCATTTCATAAGTCCTCTATTTGGTGTATGACACTCTTATTTTGTGGTAGCCGTTAGTATTATATCCAATCCAGTTCCCGGAGGTGTCGAAGTACATGAATGCATAATACTCGCCGGTCTGGAAGCGAATTGTATTGGTATCGATCTGCTGCGCGATTTCTCCAACTTCAGAGTTCGCCGACTGGTAGGCGATTTTAGCATTGAAACAGTTGATAGCGGAAGCCCAGTTATTGAACGCGAACTCCCACCGCAAGTCCATCACGCCGCGCCCGAAGTTATGAATAAGGTCTGCGTTCGCGTTGATGCTGTTCCCGTTGACCACCACGGTAGCCGCTGAAGTGGCCCCGGTAATCACGCGGTCGTTTGTTGCTACGCCTGTACCTGTGGCGTTCTTGCACCACAGCGTTGTCGCGTCCCGTGCCACCAGTATCCACGTATTGTTAGACGTGGCCTCAGTCAGCACTTCTCCGATAATCAACGTGCCGGACGCGCCGTCATAGGTAATCTTAGACATCCCGAGTATTCTGTTCGTGAGGTCGCTGTTGTTTATCCACCCGGTATCGATTGACTGCTTGCACGACAAAATCTTCCACTCGGTCGTCGTCCCTAGAACCGTCACAAAGTCGTCTTTTGATTGCAGCACGGATGCAGCAATTCCGTCAACTGTTTCCGCTCCCTCGCCGTCAACTGTGATCTGACCGCCGAGATATTGAGCAATCACTGTGATCTGTCGGGACTGGTTCGCCGCTAGTGTGGGGAGCGTGATCGTTACGTTTCCGCCGCGCGAGTCTACCATAACAATGTCGTATCCGTCATCGTCGAGAATAGTGTAATCGGCCGTGGTGTACTTGATCGACAAGGTTGCCGATTCAAGCGCCGCAACCCTGGCCGTAAGCGAAGTCGTGCTACCGTCAACAGTATCGAGGTCGGCGCGGGCGTTCAATGAAAGGTCTTGAAGAAATTGGTTGACGGATTGCATGTACCGGCTCATTCCGGCTTTATCGTCGGGGGATGGTATGAGCGGCAGTATCGGTGATTTATTGGTTTTCATTTCTCAATCTTCTCAGTTCGGCGTTAAATTCCTTGCTGCGTATGCTTTTGAGTTTATAAAGTTGCCTATCGAGCCTTTCCTTTTCTTCGTCGCTGGCACGTTCATACCGCCGATGAAACATCTCTGCGCGAGTACCGGCATCTTGATACTGCAAGTCACGCCACCACCTTCCGTCAGGTATTCCAGTCAAGCTTTTTTTCTCGTTTAATTGGCGCAAAAAATACCGGCGCTGTTCCCTCGGTTGCGTGTTGATGAACTCAACAGCTTCTTCCTTCGAGATTCTACCACGTGCGTATTCATCGGCAATCGCGTCAAACTCACGGCGAACCACAGCCCTTTTTGTAGCGCGTTCCCGTTTGATTCCTTCTGACTCCTGTTGGTATGGAGCAAACGGATCAGTCGAACGCAAAGCTTTTCTGATAAACGGAGCCTTGCTAATCATCTCTTGCATCGTCTGGTCGCGCATGTCCTTCGGGAGTTCGCCAAGCATAGCACTCATGGCCCCACCGGTAAGAGATGTCCATATATTACCGCTCGTGAATACCTGTTCGAGAGCGTACTTAGTTCGTTCAGGTGACATTCCAGTTGCTTCTCCGAGTTTAACATAGGCTTCTGGAGTATAGCGGTTATATTCCTGAGATGGATCAATACCCTTGCGACCGCGCCATATATCCTCGTTGCGCCAAAAGTTCTTGTTGGCCGCATATCCAAGCATGGCCTCGATTGTTGGGGGAAGAACGCCGGTAGGAACTATTGGAAGCCCGTCTTCAAACGCCATTGACAACTGGTTTGATTTGAATGTATCACCTATCGAGGCTGCGGCGAGGTTCTCAAATATTGACGCGAAGATGCGTTGCGACTGATCTTTGGCTACCTTGAAATAGTAATAACGCTTGTCCCCGTTCTTGTCGTAATAATAAAGCGGGGTGGTGAATATAAAGTTTGACGCTTTCTCGCGGTCGGGAACCTGTTCCCACGCCTCGGGGTTAGTCATGCGGTTGGCATAATATAATCCCGCAGCCATAGTTCCAATCTGTCCGACTTTATACGTGAACTTTCCGGGGTGGTCTGCCGCATATCTGAACACACCGCGCGTACCTTGTATGGCAGCGTTTAAGTATGGTATAGCAGAGTCAGCGGCCTTGACAAACGACCCACCCTGCGAGAAGTCAAGATAGTTTCTCGCGGCGTATGTGGCCCGCATCTCGGCTCGTGCTGGGTCAATTCCTTCTTTGGCTGCGTTTTTAAGGGCACGCTTTCTGAGCGCAAGCCGCGACCATATCTCGGTAGTTTCTCCAAGATACCCCATCACGCCATAGAGCTTGTCAAGCGCCGAACCCGCCAATCCTGGTCTACCCTGGTGAGTCAAGAACTCCATTCCGCCGCCTTGCTGAACGTATTTCAGGTAGTCTCCCTTACGTAGCACGGCATCCTTCGCTGTGGATACGAGGTCTACTGCCTGCTGCCCCACCGCTTTTGGGAGGAACGACGAATACTCATCCGTAGTGAGAAAGATATGTGCAAGGTCACGAGCAAAGTTTGTGACTGCAAATTCAGGGTTTAGTCCTGTAGCCATCGGCTTTAATATTTTTGATCCCGACAACCATCCTATCGCTGAAGACAACTGTTTCGATATTTGCGGGTCTGAAAGTACCCACTCTTTCGCTATATCTGACGGCATTTCTAGATAATGACGTTTGCCATTTACCATAACAGCGACAATCTCATTGCCCGCAGTTGGAGTTGGCTCGCTCATACCCCACTTGTATTTCTGATATTGTTTTGATATTCTCTTGAGTACAGCTTGATCTTCTGCGTTTCTAACATTTTCAACCATCTTCGCTATCTTTCCGGCAGAGTATTGCTTCCGCTCTCCGTCTATATATGTATCAACTATGATAGCGTCATCAGCAACCTCCTTACCATTATAAAACAATTTCCTCTTAGGTATAGCAACATGCACAAGTCCGTTGTCAGGTACTTCTTGCGCGAGTTTAAACAATTCCTGGTTCGCGCTGTTTTTCATAATACGTGCATTGGTGCGTGATACAACTTCGGCCATGAGAAGTCGAGAATTATTTTCCATGGCCTGCTCGCTGCCTTCTTTCAACGCCTTGATTCCACTAGAAGGCACGGTAAGCTTTGTCCCGCCGAAAGTATAGTTTTGCTCTGGGTCGATATACTGTATGAATCTTCTCGGCGAGTAGTCTCCTTTTGCAAGAAGCGCCTGATAAGAGGCATCGTCAAGCAACCCGGCCTGCTTCATTTTACCAAGCTGTTCTTGCATGACTCCGAAGTACTGGTCGGCGCGTTCATTAAGAGCCTTGAATCTCTGTGGATCAGACTCGGCAAGTGCTTTTAGGTATTCCGCATGGTGTTCTGGTGTAAATCCTTTGGTGTTGGCAACGTCTTTATATTTACCAATAGATACTGTGCGGCGGGAAGCAATAATCCTGTTAAGTTGCCGCTCGTCATCGTGCGACAATCCTTCATAGATTGATCGACGGTACTTGTCCAACTCCATGTCTGTAATGGCAGAAGCACCGCGAGCTAAGTCGTGACGAATAGCGGCATCTTCTCCAATCGGTCCAAGTTTTTTCAAGTCCTCTTTGACGTTACCGCTGGTATCTACCAAACGTGTTTTGGCCTTGCGAAGAATGTTAGGTATATTCACCTTGTGAAGAGTGGAAATCTCTTTTTCGCTTGCGTCATACATGGCATCAATAGCCTGTATGGCCTTGCTAGATGGTTTTGTTGGAAGTATTCCTAGGGCTTCTGCTTTAGTCTTTACCTGCCACGGCATAATGCTAATTGGTAGTTGAGTAACCGCTTCAACCGCCTCGTTGACAGGGGCAAACCGAGTTTTCGTAAGCATTGACAGCCCCTTCGCCCCGGCGAGTCCAAGAGCGATGTTGGCCGGGGTAGACTCTTCAATCATGGCCCCGGACGTGTCGCGGCGCTGCTGTTCTTTCTCGGCTTCGGTATCACCGAATACTTTATCAATCGCAGTAGCCGCGCCCTGAACAGCCTTTAATCCAATGGCGGGGAGCACACCGAAGCCCTGTTGCAACTCCATGAATGACGGCGCAGGTCGTGGCTTTTTTTCTGGTCGCAGTGGTCCTATCTCACGAATCTTTTGGGGTTCTTCGTATGGCCCTATCTCGCGTATGGACTGCGCGGCCTTGTAGGGGCCTATCTCCTTGACGGTAGGCTCCTCTTGATACGGACCTATTTCACGAATATCTGGCATTACAGTTTTCTCAATCTCCCGTTTTGGTACACCATGCGCTGTCCGTTGACTTCGTATTCGTAGCCCTCTTTGTACTTAATCTTTGGCTGTGCGACCGGCTGGTTCTTGTTGGCCGGAGTGTTGTCAGCCACATTGCGCGTGTCTAGATCGTCGCCCGACTGGTATGATAAGTATGGATTAATAAGAGAGTTGTCCATTCGCGCGACGAAATTTTGCTTTGTCTCGGGCGTCTTCCCTTCGAGTTGTCTCCTCCGCGCCATTAGGGTTGAAAGCGTCTTTTCGTCATTAGCCGCTCTTGCGGCGGCAATCTGCTCGTCCAGTTTTACAAGATCACGGCGCAGCGCTGAAGAATCTTCGGAGTCAATCGGAACCCAATTCTCGCTGTCCTTCGGAACCTGTCCTTCTGGTAGATATTGCTTGCGCTCACTTCCGCGCTCCTTCCAGAGAACCTTTTTGCCTCCACCAACACCGCCGCTCGGACGTTCGGCCAAAAGGTCTTTTAGCCCAGCCGACATATTCCAGCCGAACTTATTGTCCAGCATACGGTACTTTAGAACGAGGTCATTTTTCGCGTCGCGGATTGCCCCTGGATTTCCTGACAGTCGCGCCTTATTGAGTACATCGAAATAGTATCCGTACTGCTCTTCGGCCTCGGTCGGAATATCGCTCGGCCCTACTCCCGCCCGTTGCTTTGCCCGCTCTTTGTATGCTTCAAAATCAGCGGTATTAACGGCGACCTTGTTGATACGCTCAAGCGCCTTCGCCGCCTTAGGTCCGTATCCTGTGGCAAGTTCTTTTGCAAAGCCTTCTCCTTGACCTAATCCAGACTGCTTGAACGCTTCATTTAGGCGCGGATCGGTCGTGTCACCTTGCGCCAAAAGCTTCTTGCCTAACCCGGTAAATTCACCCGACAGCGCGGCCTCGTCCATTGAAGGATCAATCGCCTTCATGGTTTGCGCAAGTCCTCGTCGTGGTGCTCCCGGCGCGTTTGCTCCACTCTCAACCCTGAAGTCTTCAGCATTCATCCTGCTGACGCCTCTTCCCATTGCGTTGTTAAACGATTGTGCCGCACGTTTTGCATCACCCATGCTACGGAACGCAAGCCCTCGCTGTAATTCATTCATGCGCTCGGCCTGCTCGGTTCGCGTCATCTGGTCGAGCAGCCCTAAAAGCCGTACGTTGGTATCTGCGTAATCCTGCCTGCGGGGTATAGAAATCATTTTTTCCTCCTAGCTTGAACTCGAACTTGAACCAGAGTTGTTTCCACTACCGCCGAAAATATTCTTGTATATCGCCGAACCAGTAAGTAGCGGAGTCATCGCTTGATTGATCTGACCGATAAGACCCTGGCCTCCTGGGTCGTAATAATTCTCTTTTGCCTTAACGCCAAGAGAGCCACCAAACAGTCCGCTCATTCCCGAAAGAGCCTGCATCTGCCGCGCGAGCGCGTTCTCTTGCCCCTGCTGCGACTGGAGGAGTTCGTTGTAAAACAGGTTCCCACGCTGCTGAGAAAGCTGGTTCTGTAAATCTGAAAACGCCCGGCCAAGTGTTTTTGTCTTAGCAGATGAGTGGAATTTCCCGCCGTACTGTTCTGATAGCTGAGGAACGAGAGTATTCTGAAAAGCATACATTGCCGGGTTTGCCATCGTATCCTGATAGAACGATTCTATGTCGGCTTGCGAGCGATTGTATGTGTTCTCTGGATTAAGCGCCATCTGGTTCATCTGCGCGTAAATACCCGGCGTGTACTGCTGCGCGAGTTGAGTTTGCTGCTTTAACAGTGCCGCCTGTTCCGGCGTTAGTGTTGATGCAGACTTCATCCCGGCTCCACTTCCACCGAAAACCTTTTTCTTGAGCTTACTTGCGAAACCCATATTGCCTCCTACACCCCCGCGTTGTTAAATCCAACAACGAGCGATTCAATCTCAAAGTTCGCCCCGCTTACATTCTCGATGTAGAAGCGAACCTGTGTGCCGCGCATAAGAAAATTAACAATGCGCTCGAAATATTCCGTTGTCCCCGCGAGGTCGATGTTTCCCCACCCGGACCATTCACCGCCGAAGTTGACCGAAGCCCTCACGCGAAGCGCCCCGGTGCTTGACTGCGATATACCAATGAGCAATTCAAGGAGCTTGAAAAGCTGTCGTGGATCGTTCAGCGGGTAGTCCCGCGTGGTCATGTTCGCCGTTATGTCAGCACCATTGTCAGTACCAGAACCGAACTCGTAAACGTATCCGTCTTTGTCGCCAAAGAGATAGGTCGGAGTTCCACCATACGCGAGGAAGTCAGTCCACGATTCGCCGGAAGCGAGAAGGTCTGCCCACGTTATCGCGGAAGCATCCCACGTCGCCCACGTCTCGGATGAGTCTGAATACCAGTACCCGAAGGCGGTCATCTGCTGCGGGAACTCCCATATCGACCAAGAATCGTCGATGTAATTATAGACGTATGCCTTGTCGGGATAGTCTGCCGAAGTCGGTACAAAGAGCGCGTAAAGGTGCCTGTCGAGCATCTTAGCTGAAAAGGCCCGGTGCGACATACCCGCGTTAAGACTGCGGATCATGGTGTTTACGATAGCATCGCCTATGGGTACGACCTGCATACCGTCAAACTTGTAGATATTATCGGTTCCCATAAAAATGTGAAAATTCCCGAAGTCCTGAACAGTCCTGATCGAAGGTGTTCCGATGCCGTTGATGTGGTTCTGCTGGAACTGGAGAGGGTCGGTAGCAGAGCCGGTCGGTCTGGCAACGGTGATCGATTCCTTCTTGTAGACAATGACGTTCTGCCCGAGAGCCTTCATCCCAACGACTTCATCGTTGGTATTCATGAAGTCATAGTACAGCCCCCCTGCGTAGCTTTCGGGGTCGCCAGCATCAGACATTTCCAGAGTGAACGGCTGATCGTTACCGGCGTCGATAGTCCAGCCAAGATACAAGTGCTCGAACCCCACAGAGCCGAAGTATCCGCAGTAACGCGCGACATTCGGAGTACCGCCCAAGTCCGCGAAGTATCCCGTGCCCGTCCATTTTTTCGGAACCTCTATCCCGTTTGTCACGACCATTATTCGCTCATACGTCTTGACCGGGAGCGCAACGTCATGCGGCTGATCTTCATCGTTTGTCCAGCACTTCCTTATGACATACGTGCCATCGGTAACGGAAGGAGCATTGGTCGTGAGCGTAAGCGAGGTCGCGCTTGCGAACGCGGAAACAGTGTACCACGTATCGGGAGTGCCGCTTGCGTTCGGGTCGGTAGTGCCGAACTTGATCTGGTAAACGCTGGTGGGCCACGACGACGACCATCCGGTAGCAGAACCGGTCACGGTCGCGGCGGCGGTGGTAGCCGTCACCGTACCGTCTGTGTGGACTTCGGTAATGAAATCCCACTCGTCATCGGTGGAGTCGTACTTGTAGGCGTCCCGCGTGGTGGTGGCAACTAGGAACTTGTTGGCCGTGCCAAGAAGCTCGTACCACGTCAGCGAGGTAACGGCTCCGTTCATCTGGTTTCCGAGCACGGTATAACCGGGGCGGCGCTTAACCTTGCCGTCCTCGAACATTATGTTTACTCCATCGGAGAGCTTATCCTCGGGGATAATCCTTCGATGAAGGTCTTTGAATATTCCGGTTATGGTTGTTAAAAACTTTCTTTCCACAACAAAGCCCGTAACCTTTTAAGGTTGCCGGGCTTTATCTTATCCGAAGGAAGGTAAAGAATCCGGGGATTTTATTTAGCGATACATTGGCGTCTCTGTCCCAGAACCAGAGTTATACAATTCTGTATGGAAGTCGAACGGTAGTCCGAACATTTGTATCGCATCGATCTTTGCGTTAGTAACAGTCAGCGTAGAGGTTGTCACCCCAGTTGTTTGAATAGTTTCAGTTACTATTAAACTCCCATCAAGATAAATTTTCTGTGAATTACTATCCCAATATATATAAATATGGTGCCAAGCATCAAGCGTTGTTGTTGTATTCATGGAATAGCCGAACACCCTCAGTACCGCAGCGTCACGGGCAGCCAACATATTGCTAAATGGAGTGAGTAACCGTACCGAGTGCCCCCCTACCGAAGAAGCACAGTAGACCCAACAACTACAAGCCCCGGCAGCATGAGCCTCGAAGGTCCACACGGCCGATGTGGCGCTCATACAATCGCCAATCTTTCCGGCCGAAAAAGACTCACCGCTTGATGTGAAATTTACCATACCATTGGTAAATGTCGGGTTCAAAATAGCATCGGATGAGTCTACCGTCGATGCGTACATGAGTCCGTCACGGTTGCCGTAAAATAATCTCATATTGAGATACCCCTTCGTTCGAAGTTCATCCTGCTGTTCAGCGGTGAACTCGCCCATGTTCTCGTCGTACACCGTGCGGGTGTAGTACGGTTCAGTGACGATAACATCCCGGTCGACGTATTCGGTTTCGGTGATCGTGCGGTCATCACAGGCCCACAGCCACACGCTCAAAAAGACGATAAACCACCAGCCCCACTGCTTGCGCCACATCCCTTTCGAGTACGGGCGCGGCCACTCCACGATAAACCATATCGCGCTGAGAATCCATCCTGCTCCTATCATGTTCATACCTCCACTTTATTGATAGTGGCAATATAGAGAGGTATTTGCAAAAAGTCAAGCATTTAATCATATTTTGTCCCCACGAGTGCCGCTCGCCAAGTCGTCCCCGCGTCCACGGTGGTCATCTGATATATCGTTACCTTGCTTACCGTGGTGTCTCTTGAGGGCTGAGTCCCGTAGGGCCACTTCACCGTGGCGGGCCACGTCACCGTCGCCGAACCAGACGCGGGGTTGGTGATCTCGATTGTGAGCATCGACGCCACTTTCTCGTCGTAGGAGTTTGAAGGCACGTTGGTAATGGCAATCGTCACCGTCCCCGACGTGGGGAGGGTCATCGTGTGGTAGTCTCCTTCGGTCATGTCGATTGTCACAGTACCAGCAGAAACTGTTCCTAGTTGGTTCAGCGCGTAGGCAATCGACCACGGAGGAGCCTTTAAGCGTTCCTCGACATCTACCTTGACGGTTCTGATTTCCTGAGCGCCAAGACCGGCTTTATCGGTGTTCGCCGGGGTGCTGGTCGAGTAGACGTTTGTATAACGGGAAGCCATTATTTACCTCACAGAAGATTGTGGCACTTTGGACAGGTGTACCCGGCGGACTTTACCTTGACCGGAACTACCTTCTTGCACGTCGAGCAATATAATTTCATTAGCAGTCTATGTACGGGAGAACCACGTTCCCGTTACTCCTTGTGAAGTGCTTATTTTTCATAAGCTGAATCTCTGAGTCTGACATCTCCTCCCACACCTGAGCGGCCTGCCATTCGTGACGACGCTTCTCCTCGAATGACGCGAGGTAGTAAGCAATAGCGTCTGGTGCTTCTTCCGTGAGCGAATCGGTGTGAGTCAAAAACGTAGTCGGCCGCGCGAGGTACTTGTAATACTTCATTTCCAAATACGTCGCTTCATCGGTCATCGGGAACAGCCTCATTGTGTTCTCGTAAATATCGTAGTAGAGCGGGTGCGACTGAGTGCCGCCGATGTCGAAGCCTTCTTTGTCCTCAGTCCCCATCGGGAGTTTCGTCAAGTTGATTATACCGTTGCACTTGCGAATTGAGTACGCCGCCGCTGCCTGCGCAGGCCCGGCAGTTGCAAGCGTCAAGTTCGTGGCATCGGTCACGGTGAGTATTTCGTACCACGTAGCGTCGTCCCAACTGATCTGATATTTCTTCCCCGACCAGTCGGCCTCCCACGCCGTACCAGTACCTACGACGGCGGTGGTCGCGGCGCATTCAGCGGAACCAGTCTCGTATTTCGCAGGGTCAAACCGTAAAATTCGCACAGGCCCGATCTCGACTTTGAAGTCTGAAGGAAGCGCAAGCGAGCGCGTGTAAGCGGGAACGGCAACGCCATATTCCTCCTCCATCCACCAATAGTTGTAATCGTCCATCACCTTACGCATGAAGTTGGCAATCAAGCCCTCGGTCACAGCCTGGGCCTGCGTGGTAAGAGCGGCGGGAGGGGTCGTGTCCCCGTAAACAAGAAACATCGCACGATTGTATATTTCCGAGAGCGTCATCTCCCCCTCCCTAGTAATACGGTATGGGCTGTATCACAGCGGGTATAGCCATCACCTGTCGCTGTAATACGTTCCACCGTCGCAAGCTTTCCACGTTCCAAAACAGCGTGTAGTACTCGTGGTAAAGCTCGATCAATTCGGCGTCGGTCATGAGGTCTTTGCGCTCGACCTCGTGGCACCCTAGCCGCCGATTGGCGTTGTACATCCGGCAAATAAAAGGACGCCGTTCGTAAACGGTGCACTTGCCGTCAGATAAAAAGGCGCATGTCCCGATAGCGTCGAAGTTGTTGCCATCCAGTAGGGACTTCTCAAAGTCCGATACGTGAAAGGGCGTCTTGCAGCACTTGTTCCCGCACTGTGAGCACGGAGTATCGGGAATGCGCGCGTAGAGGTCATATAACAGCCTGAGCTTCTTCTCGTGTGTCAACCGGTGCCTTCTTTGCGTGTTTCTTTGCCAGATCGTCGGCGCTCGTTTCGTCGTCGTAGAACTCGCTCTTTGAAATCGGTATTCCGGTACACTCGGAAGGCTTGCACTCGATACAGTCCTTGTCGCATACGAAGTACTTTTCTTCGCGGACATTAAACCTGTGCATCTCAATAGGGATCACGACTTCCCCGCCTCCGCCAAGTTTCTGTCCGCCTTCGCGTCTTTCGCTCTGGATCACCGCATCGGTGAAGGGAATAACAGAGTCCAGACAAGCCGTGCGTCCGGGGACCACAAGCGGTTTTCTCTGTATGGGTACGTTGGTCGTGTATCGCTCGATTGCGAGGTTGGCCCTGCTAATGACTGCGTGAATCTTCTTCTTCATAAATCTTCCTATAATGAAAAGTCAGGGGGGACTTGAAGCCCCCCTGTTGTGTTACCCGCTGCAAATCGCAAGATAGTGAGTCGTTACTGCATTCTGCTGTGCCGAAGTACCGATGGTAATTCCCTTTGAAGCTCCGGGAGTCGTACCACTGGAAACAGTCGGGTCGCCGCCGGTGTAGGGAGTGAAGCCGTTCGACGCAATGATGTCGTCGTCGCCTTCACACATGTACGCACCGGTCGCGTCGGACATGTTCTTCTCGTACACAAACGTCTTCACCGCGTTATCGGTCATCGAAATAGTCATGAAGAAATCGGGTATGAATCCGAGTTCAATGACCTGCGCTGCCGAACTTCCGGTGAACGTGCCAGTTTTGATTATCGCCATAGTTTTCTCCTTACCTCCACGCCTTGTAATAGAGCGTGGCCCCGAGGACCTGAAGGTCCGTGTCCGCGCCAACCGTGAACCCACGCCCACCACCGGGAGTCGTACCCGAAGAAATCGTGAACTCAGCCGCAGTATAGAGGCTTATCCCGAGAGAGGAGGTGAAGGTCAGCGGATCGTCGCTGTAAATGGTGTAGTCGGAAGCCGTCGAGAACGTGCTCGTCGCCCCAACCCATGAAGCCCCGGCGGTTGCCTGAACCGTCACATAGCCAAGTCGAACATATCCAGCAGAGGTCGCGGCGATGTCGGCAATGGCCAACGCTTCGGTCGTGTGAGTGAACACGGTCGAATTCGGCCCGGTTGCAATAGAACCATCGGCAAGTTTCTGCGAGAAACCGAACGTTCCCCATGCAGACTTGTTGACCGTAGACGCCGCAGGGTTGGAAGTACCGGCCGCAGTCGAGGTGTAGCCCGCCGTAGCCTGCGAATACACCGAAGCGTAGTTGACATAGGCTTTCGTCGAGGTGATACTCAGTGTCGCGGGTTCGAGCAGACCGGTCCTTCCGTGAGCGACGGGAACGATCTTGTTCGCGGTCCCCTCGTCCATGTCGCTGGTCCACCACATCTTCACACCGTTGTCGGGGTTGAATATCTCGACCGCGCTGGGGTGAAATCCGATCACTTCATTGATAGCGGCAAGCGAACTTGCGTCACACGAAAGCGTGCCTGTAAACACTTGTTTGTCCATAATAAATCTCCCTAATCATTGGACGAACGACGGGGCATGGTTAGCCCCGTCATTTCAGATTTTACGTACCAGCAAGCTTGCTTTCGCACTCGATGCGCACGGCACAGCTATCGTTGAGAATCGTGGTGACGTGTTCGACAATCGCGCCGACGGTTGAACGCTGCTCCAGCGGTCCGCCTTCGGTCTTCCTGTCGTGTACGTAAGTCCTTACGCCGCCTTCCATCTCGGTACAGGCGTAGAAGCCGCGACCGACCATGAGGTTCGAGTACACCGTGGTCGAGTCGGCCGACGCCGCAGCCCACGTCTTGACGTTCGTGGACATGATGAAACGAACGCCGGATACGTGAGCGCCGATCTCTCCGGGATACAGGCTCGAATACGAGGCGTAGTGCTGAACCGGAATAAAACCGGAAGTCGCGGGTGCCCAATAAGTCGTGTCCCCACCGCGAAGCCACTGTGCAATGGTCGGGTGTATGAACATGAGATAGGCTTCCGGGACAGGCGAGGAGTCGTAGCCAGAACCGGTCTTGACCATGGTCTGTATCTTTTCGACGTTGAGGTTTTCCAGAGTGGAAACCGCAGCGCGAAGGTGATACGGGGTGAACACGCCGTTGTCAACAACGGAGCGAGCACCGGAAGTAGAACCAACGTTCGTCGCGGTCACGCGGATGTAAGCCGTACCAGCGTTGATAACAGAAGCGATGGTCTGGTCAACGGTGTTCCCCATCATTTCGCCCATGAGTCCGACAGTCTCCGACACAATCGGGTCGATGTCGGTCATCTGTACCATGTCGGTTATGATGGAATACCCGCCGTACTGAGCGATGGTCGAAGTGATCTGAGTATCGTCCAGAACGAGCGGGGAAGGGGTTACGCCTTCTTCCAGAGGCGCGGTCTGAGCGGACAGGCTTTCGATTCTGCGAAACTTGATCTGGTCGCCCGAACGCTGTTTGAGCGGTCGCATTTCTGCGGCTGCCTTGTGGATGAGACGCGGCAAGAGCCTCTGAAGCAGGCGCTTGTCGTAGTAAGTCCTTATAGGACTGGGTATGTCAGTCGTTTTGGTGTAATCCATTGAGTTGTCCTGATTTCAACTCGTCTAGGAAGAATAGCCCTCTACCCGCCTGACCATCTCGTCAAATTCCTTGCCGAGTGGGTTCATCTTTGCGATTCGTTGTGTCTCGTCCAAAACGGGCGAGGCCGAACCGCCGACAACGGGAGGAGGCTTTCCTAGATTAGCGTCAAGTTTTTTGGAAACCTGACCTTTCTTTTCTGCCTGTTTGCGATTCATGAGAGATTCGGCAAACTCGTATGCAATCTCGGGACCGCGCGGGTGCTCCATGATGATCTTGTCGAACCCGCGATATGTAGGATTAGTGGCAATGAATTCGTCGAGAATCGCCATGCGGTCCTCGAAGTCTTCGTTGGCACTCACCCTCGCCACGCTCTCGCGGAAGGAGTCCTGAAATTGTCGCTTTGCTTCTTCGGCCTGACGCCTCGATTCCAACCTCCGCAAGTCTCCGGCGGTGAGAATGTCATCGTCCCTGAACTCGTCCTGCGGCTGCGCCGGGGCTACGCGGGCCTCAATCGCATCAAGCTTCGCCTGAATCGCTGCAAGGTTTCGTTCGTATGCCTTGTTCTCTCGGCGCAAACGGGCAAACGCCGCTGCGTCCTTGTCCTGACCGGGGGTTTCAGGAGTTACACCCGTCTCTGCGACCTGCTGGTCGGGGGCACCAGCTACCACATCAGTATCGGGGGTTGCGCTTACCTCCGGGACTTCTGCGGCTACACCCTGTTCGTCGCTCATAAAAAACCTCGTGTATAAAATACGAAAGCCCGCGCCGGGATTACTCCCAACGCGGGCCTCCGCTACATCCAAAAGGGGTGCGAAAGAATCCGCTTATTTGGTACTAAAGTACTGAAATACTAAACATTTGTCAAGTACTTTTGTTACCAAAATCAATTTTTTTTCTTGACAGGAAAAGGCAATCACGAACCCCGCCCTGCCCGTAAACAAGCCTTATTTCAATTTCGCCCGTGTGTTTGTCCGCACGGGCGGAGTCCATGATTGCCTGAATAGCCTTGATAGCATCCATATCGTTCAAAGCATTACCCCATCTTATTGTCGCCGAGTTTCACTTCATCACGCTGAATCCGAAGTTCCGACTCGTACACGTCATTGGCCTTGATAGTCGCAACGCCAATCTGCGCCTGAGCCGCGATCTTAGCGACTTCTATCTTGACCTGTGCCTTCATCTGTTCCATCATCTGCTCGAACTGCATCGCCATCTGTTCTGACTGCTGCTGAGACTGCGCCTGTCCGTCAAGGTCTTCTAGCCACTCCTCGCGGCTCTTCTTGTCGATGTCCATAAACTTCAACGCGATCTTGTCTGGTACATAGTTGCCCTGGTGTTTCCATTCGTTCAGCGTCGAAAGAATCGCCAGCCGGTACGACGGCGTATCCTGAAGATCACCGAATCTCACATCCCAATCGATGTTGGCCCGGCCCTTGTCAAAGTCGGCCCAATACTCAGCTATCTTTTCCTGTAGCTTTTGAACCTGCTGCATGATCTGCTCGCCCTGTTCTATAAACTCGGCCTGCGCTTGCGGGTCATCCTGTGGGGGCGGCGTGGACTGAATCTCGATAGCCTGCTTTTCCAGGTCTTTGAGTTCCTTGACGTGGGGCGTGTTCTCGCCGACTATGTTCTTGATCTTCGCAATGTCCCAATGCTTGTTGACGAGCTTGATGACGTGCTTACTCAGCATTTCGTAGCCAAGCCAGATATTGTCGAGGCCGTGCTGAATCTGCGTGTAATTGGCCCTCTCCCGAAGCTGTGCCACGCCCACGGCCTGCTGTCCCGTGTCGGGGACGCCAAGCATGTCCGAAGGTATGGACACCATATCGAAGTCGGTGTTGTTTTCCTTTTCGAGCATTACGTAAGCGTCGGGAATCTTCGGACCCTCGAACTGGTCGATGTCGTTCAGGTCGTCCATTTCGACGACCTGTTCATCGCCAGTGAGAAATGCCTTCATGTCTACGTTCGCGCCGCGCTTGACCTTGTATCCCTTGATGTTCTTTGACAGAATAAACTCCATCATCTGAGAGCGGCGCTTGTTCTTTTCAAGCTGTATGTCTCTCAGCGGTCTTACCATTCCCTGAAGTTTCCATTCCCAATCCGGGCAGGTAGGGTCGAACGTCCACATCACGGGGATGAGCGGGTACTCGTCTTCAAGGTACGGTGAAACCCCGTCATAGGCCATGATGAAGTCACCTATGGAGCGCTTCATCTTGATGATATTGGCCCGGCGGTTGACGATCTTATAGTCTTCCGGGTTTTCGAGCGATTCAAGGAATTTTTGCTCACCACCCTTATCGAGAATTATGTGTTCCATCGTCTGAAGGTTAATAGCGAACGGGCGCTCCTCGGAATCCCTATACCATTTTTCCAGTACGTTGACTCGGCCTTTCCCGCCAAAGCTACGGGCGGTCATGTTTTCAAGCGCGTTCTCTTCCTGATCCGGCAACCCTTCTATTTCCTTCGCAAGCTTCGGGTACATCGCCTTAAGTTCGGTCTTTGACAGGTAGGCCCTGCGGAAAATGTGGGAACAATCAGAGAGGTCGGGGCTGTTCAGGTATGGATCGAACAGAACGCGGAACGGGTCTTCGCGTCGAATCACGATGTCGCCGTTCAAGATGTCCCGCGAGTAGTCCATGTAGACAAAGAACCACCCAATGCCACACTTAATGGCGTCGTCAACCGTGGCGTCAAGTTGATAGCTTACCGGCCGCGATGAATACATAAGCTGCAAAAGCTGCGTGTAAACATCGGAGCGGAAGTCGTCCGATCCTTCGTGCGGGTACGTTTTCATCCCGTTACGGTTCTGCCGGTGGAATCCAGACACCCAATCCACGCGCTTCTTGATGAGATTGATCGAAAGATACGGCTTGCCCTTCTTCTTCTTGACGCTTCCCCACTGGTTGCCAAGATAAAAGTCATCGTCTTCTTTCATCTCGTTTCTAAGCAGCGAAAGGTGAGCAAGGTCGTCGTTCCACTCACCGTAAAGGTCTTTGATATCGGTATCGAGTAATTCGTTTTTCATTAAATCACCTGCATATAGACGACGTGCGAGCCTGCGAGAGCGGTTATCGTCGTTCCGGCAGTTTCAGACCTGAAACGAGCGATTACACTCCCATTGTCAGTTGGAGTTATAAATCCGCTTATCCATGAATAGTTTCCCGTGGTCGACACAGAGGAGGCGTTGGCGGCGGCGGGTATGTCGTAGGCAACGACGTTGTTCCATGTGCCGGTTGTAGCGGTCAGAGCATACTGTGAGCAAATTGTAAGCTGTGAGTTCGTCGGGCCGTTGATTGCCCACCCCGTTCCACCGGTAGACGTTGCACTTGCGGCGTAGTTTATCCGGAACTCAAACCAGTACTTGTTGCCGCTCGTCACAGGGAAGGAGAGATTGGTAACGTCAGCGTAGGCCGTGGTTGCGTTGGTTACATCAGCCGCAAGGACGACCGCTGTGTACCCCGAAGTAATTACCGAGGCCCCCTGATTGATGGACTGCTTCACGCTCCCGAGAATCGTGAGGACTTTCCACCCGCCTTCATTGGTGTATTCAAGTTTCTCTCCGATTCCCAACTGCCCCTTGAAGAGAATCGTTTCAGTCCCGTTGGCATCGAGCTTCACGGTGACCGTAGAGGCTACGGTGTCGGCGTTGTAGATTGAGATGTAATCAATAATCCTCTGCGTCGAGTCGCCGGGCGCACCCACAAGATCGATGTCGGTGGTCTGGTTGGTCACAAGCGCGTTTCTTCCCGGCGTGTAAAGAGTTGTGGTGATATCCCGATAGGAAGCGTAACACTGCAACTGATTTGCAGTGACGTTCCCGGCAAGCACCGCCTGAATCTTATCTGTGGTTGCGGTCAAAATTATCATAACTGCCTCGCTAAAATCTGCGCCTGTGAAAGACCCCCTCCGGCGTCACCCCACTCGGTATCGTAGTCATCGTCGCTCTTCTTGATTAAAGCCTGCCCCGTGGAGCCACCCTCGGCAACGCCTACCCCTGCGGCTCCGTCGTCGCCCTTTGCGCCGGGTAAACCAGCGGGACCGGGCATCCCCATAGGACCGGGCATGATGGCGAACTTCTCACCCTTCTTCGTGACGACCTTTCCGTCCCGACCGTCACGACCATCCTTCCCATCCTTCCCGTCGAGTCCGTCGAGTCCGTTGATTCCATCACGACCGTCCTTCCCGTCCAAACCCTTCGGGCCTTGAATCCCCTGAGGGCCCCTCTCGCCACGGGGGCCGGTGTCTCCCTTGTCCCCCCTTACGCCGGGTGCGCCTCTCGGGCCAGGGTCGCCCTGAACACCACGGAGCCCCTGTGAACCGGGAGTTCCAATCGCCGATACCTGCACCACCGCCTTCGACTCGACGATCTTCACGACCACCGTCTTGTCCTTCTGCGTGGTCTCGACCTCGGGGCGCCTGATGACTATTTTGCCCATGTGAACACCACCTTCCCCTGAAGGATCGTCGTCACCGTTGAGCCCTGGCTGAAGACGGCAGACCACGACGGTCTCGCCGCGGCGGAGAACTGAGCGGTCTGAAGCACCAACTCCACGAAGTCACCGGCCTGCTTCACCTGAAAAGGATACACCCTCGCGCCGGCGCGGGCGGTGGCTTGGATTTTCCCCGAGGCCAATCCGGGCATCTCCACGTTGAACCTTATCGTATCCCCGTAGGGGACTTCTATATCGTAATTTCCTGCCTTCATGCGTTCAACCATGAGTTACCATTATTCGCGTCTTTGGACTGCCTGTGCCACCGCAGAAGGGGGTTATCAGTCTCATGAGTAGCTGGCTCGACATACGCCGGCCCTGCAACTTTTACCTTCTCGTCCCGAAGCCTTGAAAGAGCGTCCAGCATGTCCTTGTACTGGCTTACGGGGAACTCGTTGTACTCTTCCATGATAAAGTCATCGACAAGATTTCTGAGCTTGCCGTTACAATCGGTGTAGGGAAGCTTCTCGGGGAAAATCATTCTGCCCTCTTGAAACAAGGGCTGTAATTTAAGAATCCTTTCATCCTTTGACAGTCTGGTCCCGCCGACTTCCTCTATCGGGAAATGGAATCCTTCCTCGCGCTTCTTCTCCTCGATGTATTCTATGTCGCCCTGCATGGAGTATTTCTCGTAATAGACCTTTATCACCTTCCATTTAGCCACAAGGTCGAAGAGTTTCCTTTGCTTTTGCTGAAGGTCGAGCCTGTCTCTCACGCAGTCTAGTATGTAATAATAATTCCTCTGGTCTACGCCAACCACCCACATGACCGTATAGGCTGAACCCTCTTTCTTTGATCCTGCCGGGTCGGCGAAGATGAAATTTCTTGTGTGTGGCCGGGCAGTTGAATTGTTGTAGTACCGAATCCAATTAACGTCAAAAGACTTTTCGTCAGCCTTGATAGGGTCCATGAGCATCTGTGAAGCAAAGGTCGCGGTTCCCATGTTCTTGAACTCTTCCCAGATGTGGTCCTGGGTATAGAGTACCGCCCGTCCATCTCCGAGTGGAGATACGTCATCCTCCACCCCGACAGGCTTTGCCGGAAACGCTCCATTATGGGTGCAGGCATATTCCCTGACAGTATAGCCTCCACCACGGATGAGTTCGCCATAGAAGTCGCCAAAGTGATAACGGGTTCCGATGAAACAGTGCGTTCCGTTTTTCGGGTCGCCGAGAGCATGTGAGAGCCTAACACATTCCGACACCTTGTTTCGCTGTTCACTGGTTGACACAGCCTCCCTTGTCACCACGTCGTCGTAAATACGGCGCGTAAAGTGCTTGCCCGTG